CACGGCGTCGTGCACAGTCAGCACGACCTTGTATCGCTTGGACACACGCAGCATCTGCTCAGCCACCACTTGCCGGGCCACAGCTTGGCAGATGTTCTCCACGACCTTCCCGCCGTAGATGCGCACTGGCAGGCCCTTGGAGTAGTAGACCATCTCAAACTTGCCTGTGTCGGGGTTGGCCTTCTCCCGCAAGCCGGGGTACTGGATATGCAAACCATTCGGCAGCGTCAAGCCCTTGCCGGGCACTGCGCGGATCAGCCCCACGGCGTCGAGCTGCATGGACTGGCCAGTCAGCATCGCCTTGAGCGCGTCGCCCGAGTTGCGCCAGAAGTCGGCAATTTTGAACGAGGTGCTGCGGTACGTGTCAATAATGCGCTTGGCTTCCTCAAGCGTAACCTCAACGCCCGCTTGGTTTTTAAGGAATGTTTGAAGCTTAACGTGGCCGACCCCGTAACCAGCCCCAAGAACAACAGTCTTGCCAACCTGTCGCTGTGTCTTGTTGACGTCATCAAGCGCGATACCGTAAATTTTCGTCGCCATGAGTTTGTAAACATCTTGCTTGTCCTTAAACGCTTGCACCAAGTCATTCTGCCCGGCCAGCCACGCCAGCACCCGCGCTTCGATCTGCGCAGAGTCACAGTCGATCACCACGTACCCGTCAGGGGCCATGATGGCTTTCTTGATCTTGCCAGCGTTGGCGCCGCGTGACGGCAGGTTCTGCAGGTTTACAGAATCTTGGCCAGACCAACGACCAGAATGAGCACCGTAGTAACGCAGAGGAACCGGAAACTTGCCGCGATGAGCCATCCCAATAAAACGCTCCGTACGAGTTTCCTCCAGTGTGGTTTTATTCCCGAGTCGGGCAGCCACCAGTGCTTGTACTCTTTCATCTTCGTGTTCTTCCAGCGCCTTGAACGCTTCGTCAGTTTTGGCAAACGCCCATGCCACCTTGCCGGTGGCTGGACTGATCTTGGTTGGGGGCGTTACGCCCAGTGACTGCAGGGCCAGTGCGAACTTGTCGTTGGACATGAGCAGCGTTTTGATACCCGCCATACCGTCGGTGTAAATCGCATGCACGTACTCGGGGTCCGCGTCTTTCAGCATGTTGTCCCGCACAGTTTCGAGCAGGGCTTGCTTGGATTCCTTGACGGCTTCCAAGTGGTCCCGCAGCAGCTCAGGGTTCAGCTCCAGCACAGGCTCGATGAACATGCGCAGCGTCAGGTCGATCAGCTTGAGTTCCTGCTTGGGAAAGCCCATGGCCATGTAGCGCGTGAAGATGTCGTATGTCAGCTCCACGTCGTTGATACAGTAAGCCGCGTATCGTGCCAGCTCTGCATCGTAGAAGTCAGCGTAGCGTTTGCCGATGGCGTTCAGCACCTCGTCGCCCTTGACGCCTACGCCCATGCGTTCAGCTTGCGCCTTGAGGCTGTGCGCCTTGTCATGCGGGTACAGGGCTCGTGACATGCCCAGTGTGTCCGCCCACACCATCGGGTTCACGCCGTAGCGCCAGTTGAGGATGGCGCCATCGAACGCTGTGTTCTGGCACACGACCATTGCGTCAGACCAGTCAAAGGACTTGAGGAACGCTTCGCAGTCGTGCTTGGGCACCCACTGGGTAGGGCCGTCGTTGGTCTTGATGGCGAAACCAATCAGCTCGAACTGCGGCGACCGCACGTAGTCCTCGGTCGTGATTTTGCTCAGGCTGTACTCACGGTCGTAGTATGTCTCCGCATCGAACGTGACGATTTTCATTTGCTGCTTCCATTCGATCTTGCTTGAAACCCGGTTACGGCGAGTTGGTTGGCGATTGTTGTCGTACCAATCCCAATGTTCCCCGAGGTGTCAATGCGCATGCCCTCTTGGTACTGCACAAGTTCTGGCTCCGGGGCCAGCAGGGTGTGAACGATCTCTGCATCGAATCGAGCGCGTGAAGCTTCCTTGTATGCGGCTTTCAAGGCGTCGAGTTCTTCGGGTTCCAAGAACCAGTAGGGGCGAGCCACTCCCTCGCGCACGGGTTGGTCCGGTCGGTTTCCAGCTACCAGTTCGTTAAGTCGGCGCTCAATCCCTGCAAATTTGTGACTACTCCACGTACCCAAGCCGCGAGTGCCACCGCCCAGTTCCCCGAAGAATTCGTCAGGGTGCGACTTCAGGCGGTCTATCAGAATCTGTACTGCGTTGTTCATGGTTTCTCCAATCAAGGTCTTTCTTTTTGGCATATCGTTCACGCCTCTTTAGGTTTGCGTTTAGTCGGCGCTCTTGCTCCACCGTCAGCTTCGGTGAGTGGTCTTGCAAAAAGCTGGTAATTGGATCGGGGGTGTTCGGCTTCAAGGATGAACTCCAGTTGGTTGAGGTTCTCTTCGTTGATGACCAGTGCAAGCCCTCCAGCCTCGTCAATTCTTTTAAGGTTAAGAGTTTGCAGGTCGGTTGGCTTGTTCTTGCCAGCCTTCGCTTCGATTGCAATGAACCGGCCGTTGAGACACGCAAGGATGTCCGGCGTGCCGTTGTTGGCAGAGATGCCGCCGATGTAGTTGACCGCATACGCCTTGTGCTTCTTGAGCAGCGCATGGATTTTTTTCTTTACAAGGCTTTCGGGAGTTGCCGCCATGATATGTCCTTCTCAAATGAGCCCCATGTCTTCCAGCGCCATAGGGCAAGCGCTTTGCTAATTCCAATGTGAGCTGCACACTCGACGAGGGTGCCCGTAAATTTCCCGTTAGAGAACCAACGGGTCGTGGTCTTGTTCTTTTGCTGCTCACTTCGTGTAGCCCATCGACAATTGCTTGGCATGTACCCACGTTGTGTGTTCTTGCGCTCTAAGCTGTACTCAGGGCTTGGCCGAGGGCCCATGTCTGCCAGAAACAGCTCATACCGTTGCCATCGCTTACATACTTTTATGCCGCGACCACCGTAATACAAGTACGACGCACTTTTTGGGTTTGTGCACCGCGCAATCATGGTACGCCACACGTAATGTTCCGGGGCCTCCTTGCCGCCAAGGTAGGCACCGTGCGTAGTACGTGCCGCCATCCAAACCGCTCGGGTTTCTGGGGTCATAACCTTCTCCGTAGTTCAGGAGTAGTTACTTTACCACAGTTCAGGCGTTGCCATTTTGAATCTCCTTGAGCTTCATGTTGTAGTGGTGCCACTTCTCTGCATCAGGCGAGTCCTTCTTGCCTTGACGCATGCCATATTTGATGAGGTTGCCCTTGAGGTATCCGATGAACTCCTCGCGGGTGAGCAGCGCCTCCATCACAGTCCACGGCTGCACGCCCATGTCCTTGTAGTGTGAGCCGCCCGCTTGGATGTCGTCTGCTCTGGTGTTAATGCGGTTTGCAGTCAGCATGTGCTGCAGCTCCTGCTCTTCTTCGTTGGTCAGGTCGGGAAACATTTCAATTTGGCTCATGGTTTTCTTTCAGGGTAGGGATGGTGCCGTATACGACGCGGAAGGGCCACGTCGGATCATATTTTGGCAGTGAGGTCTTTGAACTTTCCTGAACGGCCGTAAGGGGCGCGTGCAGCGTTGAGTTTGGTGGTGGTGTGGAAGTCGCCATGGGAGTTCAGGTCTTTCGCTCGGGCGTTGCGGGGCAAGTGTTTGGGCGCGGCGGACGGAGTGCCCGTGCGCCAGTTGAATGCGTTGTTGGTGGACTTCGGGGTGCCATCGGGCCACTTGGGTGGGTAGTCTTGCATATTGCCTTTCAGAACAAAGCAGTTGAGGGTAGGGTCGAATTGCACGAGGTCAAGCACTTGCATGGGGGCGCTCCACTATGGGCCGCATCTTCTTCAAACGCAGGCTCTCCATGACATCGGCCATGGCGGTCTCAAGCTGCTTGACGGTCACGGTTTCAAGCTGCGCGTCGTGGACTTCCATGACTAAGTTCAAGGCTACCAGCTCAGGGCCTTTGGCGATGAACCGGAACTCATTGGCCACGCCCCGGCGTGCCAGTGCAAGGATAGCGTCTTGCGCGGCTCGGATTTCGGGCTTCCAGTCCTCGCCTATGCCCCGGTTGGCCAGCGCCTCTGTGATGTTCATGGCGTCGATCAACGCGTCAATGTCGCGGCGCGCGGCCACGCCAAGGCGTAGGTTGTTCATGGCATCGTGGTTGCGGATTTTGAGCGTGGTGCCTGCACCGATGGCATCGACTTTTTTCAAGCCTGCCTGCACCCACGTCATGTTGTCGAGGCGTACGCCCTTGGGC